GTCCAGATGGTTGAGCACTTGGTTGTCCAGATGGTTGAGCACTTGGTTGTCCAGTAGGTTTACTAGTTGCTTCTAATATTCTTGATTTAATTAATTTATTATGGGTTAATATATTAATAGAAGGTTTATATACATTAATTTCTTTACCTGATATTGAAATTAATGTAAATAAAATAAGCAATATTATATTAAAATTCATTGAATGTATTATATAAACTATTATATTTATATCATAAAGATTATTCATATTTTTCTTAATCGAATAGGTTTTAATTTATAACCATCTGTTGTCTTTTTTCTTTGAAATGTTATATTTTCTGCGTGTATTTGATCATGGCATTTTTCACATATAGACATCAAATTTGCTGGATGATTCTTATGAAATGAACCAATAAATCCATTTTCATCAGCATCTTTTTGTTGATTAATATGGTGTATTTCTTCACCCAAATTTTGATTACACATTTCACATTTTCCGCGAATTTTATTACTATTATATTGTGTTATTTTATTTGATAACTCCCCTCTTGAATTAGGAAATAATCTATTTCTAATTTCATATGCTTTATCTAAAAAATCTTCACCCAAATGTAATGATTTACATACTTCTAACCCGTATGTAGTAGGTCCAGAACCTTCTTTTAACTTACGATCATATATTAATTCATTTTGTTCTCTATCATAATTAACTGCCATATGATATAATTTAAGATTTGTTAATTCTTTTATTTCATCAATATCGGTTAATTCATGATAATGTGTAGCAAATATAAAACTAGAACGTTTTTTATGTAATTCTATTAAACCAGTAACTATAATACTTAAAGCTGATTCTATCTCTGTTCCAGAGCATAATTCATCTCCCAATACTAAACTATTTTCATCAGACATTTTTAATATTACTCTTAATTCAGTCATTTCTACAGCAAATGTAGATAATCCTTTAAAAATATTATCATTTCCAAGAATACGAGAAAATATCGCTGTATATGGTTTATATTTAAATGAACTACTTGGAACATACATTCCTGATTGAGCCATTATAATAGATATACCTAACGAACGAATAAAGCTGGTCTTACCAACCGCATTTGTTCCATATAATAATATACCATCTACATCATTATCATTAGACTTACCAAAAATAACACTATTTGGAACATATAATTCATTTTGTTGTATATGTTCTATTAAACAATGTCGTAAATCTTCTACATTAACAAACGATTTAGACGCAGATTCTACAATTTCTGGTCTGCAATAATTAAATTTTTTAGATATATATGTTTTACACAATATAACATCTAACTTTGCACAATATAACGATAAATGCTCTAATATATCATAATAGTTATTTGAAAAATTAGTTAATATTTCCAAATATACTTTTGATATCATATCATTAATTTTATCCTTAAGTATTAATTTTTGTTTAATTATTTTATTTAATTTTGGAAAGTCGATATTCATATTTGTAGTAGAAGCTTTTGTAAAGGCAATATCGTTAGATAAAACAACATTTTCATTAAAGTCATTTTCATATGTAACCATATGTTTTTTTAACAATATTGAACGTTTTTGAGTAATTTGTAAAAATGTGCCAGATTTTTCTGTGTCGTGTATTTTTATATAATCGATATCTGGTTTTTCATATTTACACATAATCATATTCAAATATTCTTTAATACTATTAAACTGATCTATGGAATTATTATATTCGTCTATCATATTATCTAGTTCAACAGATACTTGTTTTTGTATTATATTTTCTTGAAAGTTTAACATTGATGATATATTTTTACAATTATCTAATATTAAATGACTATCTAAAAATTTCATAATCTTTTCTGAAATATTATTAATATATTCATAACTATCAGTTTTTAAAGATACAATATCACTTGTTAAGTAATCAGATATTTCTGATGATTCCGCTAGACATATATTTATTTGATTGATTATATTGATACTTGAATATAATTGATACATACCAGAAGGATAAATTTTGTGTACGATTATTTGCCTAGATATTTTTTCAATATCACGCACATTTTTCAATTGTTTTATAAAAGGTTCAACAAAATTATAATTGTTTTGATTTAAAAATAAATCTATCATAAAATATTCTTTATTCAACCATTCTACATTAAAAACTGGATTTGTTAGTTGGTATTGAAATTTTCTCTTTCCCATATCAGTAGAACATTTATTTAATAATACTAATACTGATGAATATTTACCATATTTTTTACTTTCCATAATTTCATCATCTATTATATTTAATTGTTTTAATGTATGATTTGCTAATATCACTCTGTCGGAAATATTATTAAATTCTGGTATCGATATTTTACGTATTAATTCTTTATTATGTTCTTGTATAAAGTCTAATAAATAACAAAATGCTTGTGTAGCTATATTTTCATATTGAAATTCATTACATATATCATAAGTATCTTCTTTGTAAAATTTAGTTATTATTTGTTTTATATAACGCATATCAGAACAATTTTTTATTTTATTAGATTTCGAATTTGTATTAATTATATGTAAAGAATCTGGATACATACCCGAATATTGTATTATTTTATTTAACTGAGAATCATTAAATGGTGATATTAAAATAATTTCACTTGGTGAATATACAGATATATACCGTTCTAATTCATCAAACGTAGATGTATTCATATAAAAAATAGTATCATATTGAAAAATATAAGATTTTCCAGTAAAAATATTTATTACAGCTATACCGTATATTATATTTTCTCTAATAACATTAGACTTAATCGGTTTATACGTATCCATCCATATACACATTATATTATTTGTTATAATATTACTTCTTTCTGTTTCGTAGGTTATCATAGTACCACTTGAATATACTTTGTCTAATTTACGTTCGATTTTATTTCCATCTTTCTCCTGTATGTATACTGGAACTGTATATCCACTTTCTATTAATTTTACTAAGAATTTGTCTATAAAATTATCTCGAAACCCTGCCATTAATACTTGTTTATCTTTATAGGTTATTTTTTTTTCTGCTAAGTTTAATGAACATATATCCAATATATCTATAATATTACTACCGGTAATTTCATTTGTATCAACATCCTTTAAACCATATATTTCAAAAAATGCTCCTACTTGCAATAAAACTATAGTTTTATCACCATATTCTAATTTATATTTATATGTTAAATCAAAATATTCTTTAAAAATACTGTTATTTGAAGACATAATATATTATATATGAATAATCATTTATATTATTCATATAAGTATTATTTGTAAAATATATTTGTAAATATATATAATGAAAGGGTTTTTATTTGGATTTATTGATAATCTTATTGTAGCAATATCAGCTATATTAGGAATACATATAGATAGTTATTTTAATGGTATGGGATTATATGGTGCTTTATATGGTGCGTTAATTGGACATACTATTAGTGACTTTATTGCCGGATATTTAGATTTTGGATTGAATATAGCAGTTAATATGGCAATAGGTTGCTTAAGTGTAATTTTTCTAGTTTTTTTATATAATTCTTTAAATTTGCCAAACATAAACTTAAAAAATGTAAAAAATTGATTTTTATAATCTCATTTCTTAATATAATAAGTTAAAATATATTAAGATAATGGATAATATACACCAAGATGATGATTATAACCAATTTATCTATACAGATGATGATAATTATTATATACGTAAATATTCAGATGAAAACATTGCTATATACAATAAACAATTAGAACCGTGTTATTTAAATGAATTAAACCCTATTTTATATAAGGTAAAAATAAAAGACACAGACCGCACTAATTTTATCTTTATAAATAAAAAAAGTTTATGTTTTATATTATATTCATTTCAAATTATATTAGGAGGATTAATCATTTATACAGCTATAAAATTAGTTATTAAATAGAATCACTAGTATTTAAATAATTATATAATAACGTGTCTGGATTATGGTTTTGTATTTCACCACATACTAATGACATACTTTCATACATTTTCCTTAAAACATCATTTGGTGTAGTTGAGCCTACACGTATTACTCCATGCTTAATTAAATATCTTTTAACTTCCTGTATAGATTTTTGTTTCAATAGCTGTTTTTTTGTTGTTACACGATTTCGTAATGTTTTATTTGAAACTAACACTGATATTTTAGGAGCAACACTAGACCTTCCTACTTTATGCGTTCGTCTTATAATTTTTCGCTGTTTCGTATTTTTTCTTTTTTCGACAGGATATTTAATTTTATTTAATATTGCGTTTTGTTGTTTAATTTCAGCTATTTTTTTACTACCTTCATCTATTTTATTATTTAATTCTATTTGATTATTTGTTTGAGATATGTTTTTATTAATATTTGATGATATATTTGACATTAATGGAACATTATTACCTACAACTATTGGTGGTTTTATACTAGTAGTTTTATTCATATAATTTCTAAATGTTGGTAATTTTCCTCCCTTTAAACAACCATATACTGGTTGTATATTCTGTAATGTATTATTATTTATAAAATTTTGTTTTTCATTAGATATATTATTATTATTATTTATTTGACTAGGATAAGTTCTCAACGTTTTATTTTTTAATGTTAGATTATTATTCTGTTCTGATTTTGCTGTTAAATTATTTAAATATTTTTGTGCTTCATCAAAATCTTTATTAAAGTTATCACTAGACGACAAGTTATTATTTATGATATTTGTATTATTACTATTATTAGTTTCTAATAACTTTTTATATCTCTCTTCTTGCTGCTTACGTATCATTTTTAATAATGATTGTCTCCGTAATGTATCTACTTGTCGTTTAACTTTTGGTTTAACTTTAATCTTAGTTTCATTATCTTTAGGTTTAACTTTTCGTGTTTTCCCTTTTGAAAATTGAAATGATTCTGGATTTATTGATAATACTTTTCTTTCACTCATATTTTTACTAGTATAATTACTTATCCGAAAAGAATAAATTTAATTACACGTATAAAGTTATGATTATAAATAATATTTTGTATTATTTATAGTCTATTTCTAAATATTTAAAAAATTGAAAATGATTAGTGCTATTTTTTTTTTATAAATTATAGGTAAAATGAATTATGAATTAAAATCTAACAATAATAGTTCTACATTATGTAGTTCTATTGAAAGTAATGTAAATACATATTCTGATGAAAGCCAAAGTATAAAAAATATTATTAAATTAGAAAAAGACCAAGTTGAACAAATCGATAAGATTGTATCTAACGCAACACCAGATGAATCAAAACTATTAGAACATCTTGGTAACTATACTGAAGAACCTTATTCTATTATTGAATCGTACTTTGATGGAAAACATCTTGAACGGTTAGTTAGACATCAAATAGAATCTTATAATAATTTTGTAAATTATCAAATACAAAGAACTATTCAGATGTTTAATCCTGTAATAATACATTCTGAAAATGATTATGTTCCTGAAAATGATAAATACTTTTTAGAAATTTCTATTAATTTTACTAATTTTAAATTATATCCACCTCAAATTCATGAAAATAATGGTGCTACAAAAACTATGTTACCACAAGAAGCAAAATTACGTAATTTTACATATGCTTCAACTATGACTGTTGATATTAATATTCAATATACTATTCGTAACACAGAAAAAATGGATACTCCAAAAATTATTAATAAATTTTTACCAAAAATAAATATTGGTAAATTACCTATTATGTTAAAATCATCTATTTGTGTTCTAACTCAAAATAATCATATTAGTCATCAATATACAGGTGAATGTTCTATGGACTGTGGTGGTTATTTTATTATTAAAGGATCTGAAAAAACTGTATTAGGTCAAGAACGTGCTGCTGAAAATAGAATATATTGTTTTGATGGTAAAAACACTACTAAATGGAATTGGATGGCTGAGATTAAATCAGTTCCCGATTTTAAATGTATTTCACCAAAACAAATTGAAATGATGATTGCTAGTAAAAATAATGGATTTGGAAATGGTCTTTATATATCTATACCTCGTATAAAACAACCGATAGAATTATTTGTTGTTTTTAGAGCATTAGGTGTAATAAGTGATAAAGATATATGCAGTCATATACTATTAGATATTAATGATAATACACAACAAGATGTTTTAAAATGTCTCCAGGCTTCTATAATTGATTCTAATAAATATATGACACAAGAAGATGCTATTTCACATATTACTAGTTATGTTGCTTTTACACCTTTGAATATGGATAAAGAAACTGGTATTAGAAAAAAAAGAGAATTCACGCATGATGTTTTAGACTCGGATTTGTTCCCACATTGTCAAACAGTACAGCAAAAAATTTACTTAATTGGATATATGGCAAAAAAACTAATACTTACCAGTCTTGGAGTATTACAACAAGATGATAGGGATTCATATTTAAATAAAAGAATTGAATTAACCGGAACATTATTAAATAACCTGTTTAGAAATTATTTTAACAAGCTTGTAAAAGAAATGCAAAAACAAATTGTTCGTGAAATTAACAGTGGTTCATGGCGTTCTATGGAAGATTATGAAAATATTATTAACACTACTAATATCTATAAAATTATGAAATCAACCACTATTGAAAATGGTATTAATCGTGCTTTATCTACTGGAGATTTTAGTATAAAACAATCTAATAGTAGTAAAGTAGGTGTAGCACAAGTATTGAATCGTTTAACATATGTATCTA